AAAAAACAGAGCCTACCATACCTACTAATGAAGATGACACACATGCCAACGATAACCCAAATGATAGACCATTTGAACAAAACGATATGAATTATACTGGAGGTGAAATGTAATGGGCACTACTATAAGTACAGAACAAAATACGCGCACATCTGTAAGTGTATATAGGGATGATGGTTCATCTTCATATACGACATTTAACGAGAGTGTGTATCAGGAAGAATGCTTACCGTTTGAGATAAGCTTCGAAATCTCTAAGTCAAATGACGAGGGGCTGGTTAGTGGATGGGCTAATGTGTCACTACAACCTGATGGTACTCCGCCACTTGATTGGCAGGATGATATTATTAGGACAGAGGTGCTTGAGAAAGCTGCCATTGATTTTATGCTAGATTACAGGGGTAGCGGTGTGATGCATGAAGGTGAATGCAAAGGTGTCGTTGTAGAGTCTATGGTGTTTACTAAAGCCAAGCAAGCTGCTATAGGCATACCAGAAGGTACGATAGCTGAAGGATGGTTTATAACTGTAAAAGTTCTAGACCCAGAGGTGTTCAAGCTAGTTAAGAGTGGTGTATTTAAGATGTTCTCTATTCAGGGTAACGCTAAACGAATTAAGCTTTAGTGATATACAACGTAGCCAAACCGCGTATAATATAAATAGGAGGTGAGTTATGGATGCCATACTTACTTGAAGACCTGGTAATTAACCGCGTCGACTTAGTTGATGAAGGAGCCAATTCGGCGGCTTTCATAGAACTTTATAAAAGAAAGGAGCGAGGCGACAAGATGGAACTAAAAGACATTATCGCTAAGATGAACCCTGAGCACGCCGCTGTTGTTCAAGCAGAAATAGATAACTTGTCTGGTGAGGTCACTAAGGCAAAGGAATCTACTGCTGCATTAACAACTGAGCGAGATGGTGCAAAAGAAGCTTTGGAAAAAGCTATAGGAGACCTTAAAGTGGCAAATGAAGATTTAGCAAAAGCTAAGTCAGAACTTGATACACTAAAGGCCAATACTGCAGCCTTTGACGAAGAGGAAACTATTAAGGCTATGCCTGAAGAAGCTCGTACATTGTTCACTAAAATGAAAGCCCAAAAAGAAGCTGCTGAAGAAGCAATACGTAAAGCCAAAGATGCTGAGGCACAGGCTACAGCAATTGCTAAAGCAGCAGAACTAAAGGCTATTCCTATTGAACATGACAAGCTTGTAGGAATCCTTAAGGGAGCTTCTCCGGAATTGCTCGAAGTACTTACAACTATCAATAGTGCTGTTGACAGTACTGTGTTAGGTGAAGTAGGTAAGAGGGCTCCAGGACAAGCATCTTCAAACAGTGAAGAAGCTTGGGCAAAAATTGAAGCTAAGGCTGGTGAGATTGCCAAAGCAAAAGGTATCTCGAAGGCTAAGGCTGTATCTCAGGCAGTAGATGAAAATCCTGACCTGTACAAAGAGTACTTACAAGGAGGTGCTAACTAATGAACAATGCGTATGAAATTCCAAACTTAAGATTTAGTTTGCCGGCTGGTCAAGACGTACCTCGTAGACGCTTTGTTGGCGTAAATGCCACAGGCGAAGGCGTTATTGCCACTGCGGCTGGTTCTGCCATTGGTGTGTCTATGAATCAAGCTGCGGATGGTGAGGTTCTAGAAATTGCGGATGGAATAGTTATGGTTGAAGCTGGCGCAGCTATTACTGCGGGGGCTGGTATTGAGGTTGGTACTAACGGTAAAGCTGTTACTAATACTAGTGGTATTGGTATTGGTATTGCTTTAACTGGCGCTGCTAGCGCAGGCAACGTTGTTGCAGTTAAAATGCTTAATACTTCTGTAACTAACGGCGTTGATGCTCCGCTCGTTCAAACTTTTGTCTACACTGCAGCTGATTTAGATGCTGGTGCTGACATTACTGACGATATTATCGGTGTAGTTCCTGCTGGTTACGCTGCAACTGTTACCGATGCCCAAGTAATTTCTACTGGTGCCGCCGCTGGTATTGATGCGGAAAATACTTCAGTAGTTCTTCTTGAAGTTGGTTCTACTAAAATTGCGGAAGTTACTTTTGATGCAGATAATAATTTTCCGGCAGCTGGTGTGGCTGAGACTATCACATTAATTCCTGCAGCAGCTGAACTTGAAGCAGGCTCAGTATTACTGCTGACTGTAACAAATGGTGCAACAGTAAATCTTCCGGTGTTTATGGTACAGATTACTCTGACCTTGACACCTGCAGTTTAATAAGAAAGGAGTGTTGACAAATGCCTAAAATGCAAGATGCTCACATTGATAGAGCGTTAACAAATATGTCAGTTGCATATATGCAGGACGCTAGCAATTATATCGCTGACAAAGTTTTTCCTATTATACCTGTGAAGCGCCAGGCTGATCTCTACTACATTTATAACACTGGGGACTTCTTGAGAGATGAAGCCAAGGTTAGAGGAGCTATTTCGGAATCTGTTGGCGGTGACTACGATCTTGATTCAGCTACTTACTACTGTAAGAAATATGCTTTCCATAAGGATGTTTCTCCAGAGGAGCGCGTGAATTATGATGAACCACTTGATGCAGATAAGGACGCGCAGGTTTTTGTTTCCCAGAAGATGCTTATCCGTAGGGAAATGGAGTGGGCTTCAAAGTTTTTCAAAACTGGTGTATGGAGTAATGAGGTAGCTGGTGCTGATGCAATTGCAGCTAATAAGGTAGTGTATTGGAATAAGGACACATCTAATCCCATCCAGGATATAACTGATGAAGCAGTTAAGATGGCAGCTAAAACAGGTTTTAGACCTAACACATTAGTGTTATCGCCTTACGTATTCAATGCACTAAAGAATCACTTTGATGTTCTTGACAGAGTTAAGTATACCGAAACTGGTATTGTTACAACGTCCTTGCTCGCGTCGCTGTTCGAAGTTGAACATGTGTATGTAGCTTGGGCAGTAGTTAATAACAGTGCTAAGGGTGCTGATGATGATGTTAATTTCATCATGGGCAAGAATGCGTTACTTTGTTACAGTAACCCTAATCCTAGCCTGAGAACGCCTTCAGCCGGCTATATATTTGCTTGGACTGGTTTAGAGGGTGCTGGAGCTTACGGTAACCGTATCGTTAGACTTCCTATGGACCTGCTCGGCCTAGGTGTAGAACGTATTGAGGGCGAAATCGCTTTTGATGCTAAGCAAGTTGGCGATGACCTTGGTGTGTTCTTTAAGGACATCGTAGAGTAATGTTTGTAGTTAGGCGCTCCTTTAGGGGGCCACGAGGACCTATATCTGCTGGCTCTATCATTGAGCCAGTAGATATAAGGAACTTTAGGTACCGACTACAAGAGAAGCATATCATAGAAGTTACCGAGCAGAACTTCGAGCGGTATCGGACCTACTTCAAAGACAGATATGGCGTTAAACTACAGGATCTTCCTGTAGATAATGACGAAAAAGCTAAAGCAGAGGCTGAAGAAAAAGCCAGAGTGGAAGCTGAAGAAAAAGCTAAAGCGGAGGCTGAAGAAAAGGCCAAAGCGGAAGCCGAGGAGAAAGCAGAGGCTGAAGAAAAGGCCAAAGCCGAAGCTGAAAAAGAACCAGTAAAGCCAGTTGCGGTGGCAAAGGCAGTTGCGACAAGTACTAAGTAGGAGGTGATAAGATGTCCTGGAGTTATTCTGGAAATCCAGCTAGTAGTGAAATGGATGAGCTCCGATTTATTATTGGAGATACAAATGTTTCTGAACCTATTATGCAGGATGAAGAACTTGATTATCTTATCACTGAGTATGGCTCTAATAGAAATTTGTTGATGTACCAAGCTTTTACACGTACAGCGACTTTATTTGCTAGGGATATTAAGCGTAGCTTAGGCCCACAATCTGAAGACCCGACAGAGCGCTTAAAGTTCTTTAGGGACCAGGCTAATTCATATAAGTCTAAGCTTGCAATTGCCGGCATATCAGTACCAGTATATAATTATCCCAAGGTATTCCATAAAGGTATGCATAGCAATCCACCTTGGCCAGCAGGCGGTGATAGTAATGTTTAAGAGCTTAAAAGCTTGGATTAATTTACCGTTTGTTTTTAGGCCTTGCATTGGTCGCAGCGGTACTGGTACTAAACAGTTTGCAGCTAATG